GGCAGATAGATGATCAGGGTGGTAGGAACTACAGGATAGTCGAAGCACGTCCTGACTTTAACCATGTTTCATTCTTTGAGATGTATCCTCATCCAGCTAAGATGAATATGACTGATGGGTTGCCTCTGATACGGAGGAGGTTCATAGATGCGGAGCAGTTGAAGACTATCTCGGAGAACCCGATCTTTAAGTTTACGAAGTTGTCTACAGCTTTGAAGTCGGAGAACAAAGAGGGGAGCTATTCAAAGATATTAGGTCCTGATGGGAAACCTGAGTTATTGCCTAGAGAAGATTATGAAGTACTAGAATACTGGGGGCCTTGGGATCTTTCTTACAAGGACGACAAGGGGGAAGCCGTCGTGAAGAAAGCGGTGCCGCACTGGATCATAGTCATTAATCGTGACGTGTGCGTCCGAATGATTCCAAACCCGTATAGGCATCAGAGACCCCCATTTATTAAGATCAAGCTGTTTGAGGATTTAAAGCCGAATTGGTTTGGTGTTGGATTAGGGGACTTGGGCGAATCTAGTCAGGATCGCGTTGACAAGCTCGTTAACCAACGTTTAGATAACGTCGATCTGGTGTTGAACAAGCAAGGCGTGTTTGATGGTAATGACATTCTTTTGAACCCCAAGTCCCTTCTTATTTCGAAGCCAGGGAAGTGGCATAAGGTTTCAGATGTGAACATGTCTATGAAGCCCTTTGAGTTCCAGGATGTTACGCAGAGTGCTTACATGGAGGAGAAGGTAGCGAAGGACGACTTCAAAGAAGCCACAGGTGCTACGATTCCTTTGCAACCCAACGATAAGAGTCAGCAACATAGGACTGCTATAGGTATCCAGTTATTGCAAGGTGCTGCTGGAGAACGGTTTAAGCCAGTGTTGACAGCTATGGAGATAGATGGATTGAAGGCCGTTGGCGAGTTCTTCTATTCGTTGTTAGGTCAGTTCATGACTCGAGGCTTATGGGTAGATGTAGCTGGGCAGAAGAACTCATCTAAGCCTATGCTTACATGGTTTGATCAGTCCTTCTTGGATAAGAAGGTAAAGTTCGTACCCGTTGGTATCTCGGAGACGATGAACAAAGAGATGCAAGTGGGTCAGTTGCTTAGGTTTAAGGAAATTACTATGAATGATCCGACTGTAAATAGGGCGGAGATCAACAAGAGGATAGCTGAACTGATGGCGTTCAAGGATATAGATAAGCTTATCGTACAGCAGCCTACTACTCCTCAGATGCATCCAGGTGCTTTAGATCCTGAGATGCAGGCTAAGATCAGACAGAGGCAGGCAGAGGGGGCTAGTCCAGATCAGATCAAGGCGGAGATGATAGGTCCACCTCCTGGGCCTGGTGGTGTCGGACCACAAGGTGGTGGTGGGCCTCAGCCTGAGCAAGCTCCTCAAGGGATTCCGCCTGGAATGGGAGGACCACAATAATGGCACAAGGTATAACAGCACAAGAAGCTCAAGACATTAAGACATCGCATATATGGGAACTCATTGAGAGAGAAGTAGAATATCAGATAGAAGCAGAGAGGAATAGACTGGAGGATATAGATCCAGTGGATTTTAAAGAGACGCGGGAACGTCTCAAAGCATTGAGGGGGTTGCTCCGCTTACCCGATGATGCTATCGCAAGGGAGGAGTAATGCCTCCTATTCCTGTACCTAAACCAGTACCTACATCAGGACCTAATACGGGTACAGGAAGTATTACGAAATAAGCGGTAACTGAGTGGAGTCTCGTTAACCTCCAAGGAGATTAAAATGCCAGAACCTGCTGTAAATAATCAAGCGGCTGGGGCCTCAGCAGGCCAGCCATCGGTAACCCCGACACCGTCAAGTACGGGTACGCCTGGTGTGGGCGTTAATCCACCCGCTGGGAGCGAGACAGATCCTGTTAAGCTTCTAGCTGCGTTGAAGGAAGAAAGGCAAGCACGTAGGGATGCAGAGGACAGGCTTCGCAATGTTCAGCCTTCTCCTTCAGTTCAGCCTGCTCAGGTTGGTAAAACTATCCAGCAAGAGCTTGATGAGCTGTGGGAGACTGATCCCCGTAAGGCAGTCGAAAGAATGCAGATGTATGCATTCCAATGGTATGACCAGGTTAATACAGCGTTGGATTCTCAACGATCTGCGGCTAGGGCTAAATACCCTGACTTCAGTACACTTGAGCCTCAAGCGTTGAATTATGTCAGGTCTTTACCGTTGGAACAAAGGTCTCAGCCTGGTGTTGTGGAAGCTGCTTACTTCCTGATAAAGGGACAGAGCAGTGATCCAGAAGCTAGGTTTCAGGCTGGCATACAAGAGGGGATCAGAAGGGTACAGGCTGGTGAGGCTGTGCAGGGGTTACCTAGCGGTACGCCGCAGGTAGGTACTCCTCATGCTGGAACTACGGCTACGCCTGAAGAAGCAGCTACGGCTGCTAACATGGGTATGTCTGTGGAAGACTACCTGAAATGGAAGAAGTAAATGGGCATAAGCAAGGCTGCATATCAGGGTAAGCTAACTTGCCCCGTATGCCACAGTGAAGCCATCAGGTTCGTGGAGAACCTGGGTCCGTATAGAAAGCGGTATCGTTGTAGGAAATGCGGGCTTCCGTTTCAGTACGAAATGGGTGACAACATTGGCATTCATCCGTATGCACCTTTTACTAGAACCAAGTTTCAAGAGGTCATCGGTGTTAAGACTACTGATGTTCTTGATGCTTACGGGAGAAAAATCATAAAGGAGAATCACAATGGCTAAGTGGCATTACGATCTATGTGGTGCGGAACCTATACTCAGGGACGTCCCGATGTATTCGGCTACCACTATAACTGAGGGTGAACTGATACGTGCTTCGATAGGTATCTCTACTACCAAGGCTGTATTTATCAGCTCAGGTGGTGGCGGGTCATCGGCTGGTGTCGATGCGTTAGGTGTCTCAAACCAAACGATCACGACTACATCAAGCTTCCCGTATGGCGGGGTCTCAGGTTCGTCTAACTGGGGTTCGCATGTCAGCACGGCAGCTACTACTACCACTCCTGCTATAGCTTCTATAGCTGATACGGTAGCTACTGGTTGTCGTTATGGCGTTGCGATAATCAACCCGTTTGCGGTGTACTTGATGGAGTATGATCAGAGTGCATTAGCGGTAGCTACGGCTGCTGCGGATTCAGCTACTACGACCTACACCCAGACTGTAGAACAGTACATGGATGGTGGGTGGTTGTATTTAGCTAACGGTTCAACAACTGCTGATGATGGGCAGTTGAGGTATATAAGCGTGTCTACTTCTACGACTTCGTATACGTTACTTACAGCTATGACTTCTACCTCTAGCGATAAGATAATCAGCATCTATCCTGTTAATCATGCGATTACGGGAGTTAGTGCGGCTGGTTCGGCTACGTTGTTGTCGAGGTTGACATCGATGAGTGCTGGTTCAGGGGTGTCTCATCTGATCATGGAGAACTACATTGAGAGCGGTTACGATCGCCCGATGGAAAGGTTACGTCAACCGATCCATGATGGTATACAGGATGCGGGTGCGAAGTTCTATGCTGATGTGCTTCAGATAGATCATATTTACAATCAGAGCACATAACAACTAGGAGGGTTTAAGGATGCCAGGCGGTATAGCAAGTAGTGAAAACTTTGGGTACCTTAGAAAGTAGGGTTGATAGGGATGAACGCTTCAAAAACTAGACACATGGATGTTGAGATAATAAGGCTGTATGATACAGGCCTTAGTGCTTATCAGATAGCTGAGGCATTGGGATTGGGTCATTCTACGGTTGATTATCGTCTTAACGTTAATGCTGTTGTGAAGCGTTCTATTTCAGAGTCTTTGGTCGGACGTCCTAAGGGTGAGGGGCATAGGAGAAGTCTTTCTATGGTTCGTATCCTTACGGGTGTGGCTAAAGGCGAAAGGAATCCTAATTGGAAGGGCGGTATAACCTCTGAGTACGAGAGGATGAGGAAATCCAAAGAGTACGAGTTATGGCGTATAGCGGTATTTACTAGGGATAATTTCACATGTCAAGACTGTGACGATAAGACGGGTGGTAATTTGGAAGCCCATCATATTAAGTCTTTTGCGGATTATCCTGAGTTAAGAGTCGCTATAGATAACGGAGTTACTCTTTGTGAGAAATGCCATTCTAAAAGGACCTATTTAAAATCACGAGAATTGCTGGAAACTCCTACCGTAAAGACGGGGACAATCAGCAGCCGAGCCCTCAGTGAGGGAAGGTTCAACGACTATGTACGTGACCCGAAAGGGAAGATATAGTCTGGTCTGCATAGTAATATGCAGTTAACATAACGACTCGATCCTGGCCTAAGGAAGATATTCATGGAAGAGTTCGGCCAACCTGGTGACATGGTTAGCCAGCTCTACTCGATTGAGAAATCGAACAAAGCCACTGAATATGACTTAGGTATTGGTGGGTTAGGCGATCTGGAGGAGTTCACTGGTACCATTCCTTACGGTGATTTCTCGATGCAGTATCGTGTATCGTATTCACACAGGGAGTGGGTGAAGGGTATTAAGATCGAGCGGAAACTTGTAGAAGATGACCTTTACAACGTCATCAACTCTCGCCCGAGGCAGTTGGCTATGATAGCCCGTAGAACCCGTGAAAAGCATGGAGCTTCGTTATTCAACAATGCGTTCAACACCTCAATATTCGCTGGTGGAGATACGCTATCGTTGTGTAATACGGCCCATACTTGGGTGGGAACTTCGACTACCGTAGGCAACTCAGGTACTTCAGCTCTGTCTACGACAGCTCTTGAAGCTACCAGGTTGTTAGGCATGAACCTGACTGATGAAACCGACAACCTCATGGATGTAATGTATGATACGATTATCGTACCGCCTTCTCTCGAAGAGCAGGCGAACATCTGTGTGAAGACCGAGAAACAAGTTGATAGCGCTAATAACAATATCAACTGGGCTCAAGGTCGTTACAAGGTTCTCGTGTGGAATCGGTTAAGCGACACGAACAACTGGTTCATGGTGGACAGTAAGTATATGAAACTATTCTTGAAGTGGTTCGATCGTATCCCGACCGAATTCAACAAGGATAAAGATTTCGATACCTACTTGGCCAAATGGTCAGTGTATACACGTTATAGCTTCGGGTTCAGCGATTGGCGTTGGATCTTTGGAAGCCAGGTGAGTTGATGGATATTGCACAGGTAGCATGGGTATCGGGATTCTTCGACGGTGAAGGTTGTGTTTGTATATGTCTTATAAAAGAGAAACCAACACAGCTTAGGCCTAGAGGGAGACAGAGATATGCTATGCAATTATCTATAACTAACGTTTGTGCTAATACTTTGTATCTTGTCCAGTCTTGGTATGGTGGGCATGTTCAGAAGCATAGCAACGGATGTTGGTCGTGGAAACTGTGTGATAGAGACTCGCAACGTAGATTTCTTTTGGATATACTTCCGTACTCTAAGATCAAGACCCAGCAGATAAAAGTTGGATTGGATTATCTGGACACGGTTCTTGATCATAAAAAATACGGGTATCATCCTATCGATAGTCAATCATCGAGAATAAGAGAAACTTGTTATCGTCTTCTCCAAGAGGAGAAGGACAAGTACTCTACGAAAGGTGCTTTCCGTAAAGTAGGTCCAACTAAAATTCCCGAAACTGCAGGAACTCCAGAACGGACAATCTGCAACGAAGCCTCGAAAGAGGAACGCTCAGAGACTATAATGGGAACGTCGAAAGACGATGGAATAGTCCGACACTCCGAGGAATCGGAGAGTACAGACGCTACGGCCAGAACGTAAGTTAACGGGTAAGGGGAGGTTAGATTCCTCTCGGCAGCCAGGGGTCGCAAGGCCCCTGGGTGTCCCTGATAAAGGAGAAACATGCCTCTAACAAGGTTTCCAAATGGTGTATTCGCTACGCCTAACTTAGGCGGAGAGGGTGCTTACGCTGGATGGTTTGGTACTCATGTCTGGTTTGTGGATGGTACTAATGGTAGGGA